ACGCAATGGGAATTTTAATTTCTAAAGGATAAAAATGGACAAAGTAACTTTATCAACCACACTCGTGAATAACATCATGGCGTACTTGGGAACTAAACCTTTCCAAGAAGTATTCCAACTGATTGAGGCTGTTCAGAAAGAAGCAAAAAATCAACAACAAACACCTCCTACATCTTTAGAATGAAAATAGCAATCTCGGCAATTTCAAAAAATGAAGCTCAATTTGTTGAGAGATTTATAGCATCCTGCAAAGACGCTGATTTGATTTGTTTGGCCGATACTGGCTCAACTGATGAGACAGTGCAGCTGGCCAAAAAGTGCGGCATCGATGTGCATCAAATCTGCATCACACCATGGCGGTTTGATTTGGCCAGAAATGCTGCACTGGCATTGCTGCCAAAAGACATTGATGTGGTGGTTTCACTCGATCTCGATGAAGTCCTCGAGGATGGCTGGCGAGCTGAAGTTGAACGGCTTTGGATCGATGGTGTGACTAGGATTAGATACAAATTTGACTGGTCCAACGGCATTGTGTTCTATTCAGAGAAAATCTTTGCCAGGCATGGATACCGATTCCATCACCCAGTGCATGAATATCCCAGACCAGACAACAGAATCAATGAAGTTTATGCCAACACTGATATGCAGCTGGTCACCCATTTGCCAGACAATACCAAGTCCAGATCACAGTATTTACCCTTGCTTGAGCTGGCGGTCAATGAAGACCCACATTGCCCTAGAAATGCGTTTTACTATGGCCGAGAATTGTTTTTCTATGGCCAAAATGAAAATGCCATTGCAGCATTGCACAAATACTTGGCCATGCCAGAAGCCACATGGGTCAATGACCGCTGCTATGCAATGAGGCTTTTGGGCAAGTGTTATGCAGCCATCGGTAATGATTCTGAGGCCATGAAATGGCATCAATTGGCCACCATGGAGCTGCCAACATCGAGAGAGCCATGGGTGGATTTGGCCATGCACTGCTATAACAAATCATTGTGGGACACTTGCTTTTATGCTGCCAGACAGGCATTGAACATCACCAACAAAGAGCTGGTCTACACAATGGACCCAAATGCCTGGGGGGAATTACCCTATGATTTGGCATCGATTGCAGCATGGAATTTGGGATTCAAGGACTTGGCTGCACAGTATTGCCAAAAAGCAGTGGAATTTAATCCAAGTGACACACGATTGGTCAATAATTTGTTGAGAATGTCAGCGGTTCCAATAAAATATGATTTTCAAAACGTAATCCCAGCAGAGGCATAAATGGACGCTGAAATCGACAAAAGACTGGCAGTGCATGAGGCAGTATGTGCTGAAAGATATAGAGTCATCCAAGAGCATTTAACAGCTGGCGAAAAGCGAATGACCAAGATTGAGTATTTGCTCTACACAGTGATGGCTTTGGTTTTGCTTGGACCAGGCGTGGCAGCCACCTTTGTTCACAAATTCTTTGGATTGTAAAAATTGAGATTTTTCTTCTAATTCAAGCAGCCACATCAGCGGTCGCATTCATCAAAGAATCGGTCGAGATGTACAAAGAAGGTCGGCAAATTGTTGCTGATGTGGCCAAAGAAATTGATGGAATTGTCAAAGATGCCAAGACAGTTCATAAGCAAGCAAAAGGCATTTGGGGGTTTTTTGGGTCTTTATTTGGTTCCAAGTCAGATGTAAAACCCAAAGCTGAAACACCAAAAACACAAAAAAAGACAAAACAAAAACCCCCAGAGTTTGATGAAAATCTCATTTATCAACAAGTGAGTGATTCTTTGATCAAATTCTTTCAAGCATACAACACAATAAAAAACTACATCAAAGAACAGGAGGAATTGGCGTTACATCAAAGCGATGAATCTGGCCAAGAGACTGCCATCAAACTGGTGATTGCTGGGCTGCAAGCTGAGAAATTATCTCAGGAATTGTCAGAGTTTATGATTTATCATTCACCACCAGAATTGAAGGATTTGTACTCGAGGATCAATCAGAAAATCGGTGAGATTGCTCAAGTTCAGGCAATGGCAAGGCGAGAGGAGATCATGCAGCAGAGGATGGCGAAATGGCAACGAAGACAAAAAGCGGATCAAATCCAAAATCGTCTGGTGGCTATAGCAATTACAGTGCTGATGTTGATGTACGCATGGATTCTGATCATAAGTCTGACGCATTAGGGATTCTTTTGATTATTGTGCTTTTGGTGATTATTTTGCTTTTTTTGCCATTGCTGGCGTGGATGTATACCGATGTCAAAAAAATGGAAATTCGAGTTGATAAGGCTTTGGCCAGAATCGAGGGAAAATGAAATATCTGATTTTGATTGTTTTGATGTTGTTGGCTGGCTGCCATGATCAATATCGGTATTTTTGCCAAGACCCTGAAAACTTTAGCAAAGATGTTTGTCAAAGGCCAAGATGTGAGTTTGATCAAGATTGTCCAGATTATTTAGTGGCCCCAATATTGGAGAAGAAAATTGAAGGAAATACTGCTGGCATTACTCAACAGTCCCAAGGACAGACTCAGTGCAGATGACATCGATGTCAGAGTCAGGGCATTTGTAGTCATTGTTGTGACTTTGATTTTGTTTTTTATTGTGGTCACGCTGATTTATAGCGTGATGTTTGTGAGCCAGCCAATCAAAGCCATGGCCCCAATTGACCAGGCATTCACCAAAATGCTCAATGACATCGTGCTTTTGATCGTGGGGGGCATTGGCGGTATTATGACCAAGGGCATCAGCAATGAAGCCACCAACATGATGAATGCAGCCAAAGGCAATACTGCAGCATATGTGGCTCCTCCACCACCACCACCAGCTCCAGTGGTTATGATGGCCACATCACCCAATTGGACTGCACCATCACCACCATCTGGGCCACCAACATTGGAAAACTCAGAGGAGCGTTTGAGGACTGCCCAAGCTCGAGAAAGCGTTAAAAATGCTTAGTTGGTTTTTTAATGATATGCTTTATTACATTGCAATCATTGCTCTGATCGGTGGAGTGATTGCATATACCCTTTCATATTTGGTCGGGTTTCTACCAATGTTAAAGGCCCATGCACTTATCTTAAAAGTGCTTGGAATTGTTTTAGTTATTACAGGAGGTTATTATGTCAGCGATCATCATGGTTATCAAAGACGCATGGCTGAAGATCAAGTTGAAATTGACAGACTTAATCAAGAAGCAAGAGCCAAAGAACAAGAGTTAAATGAAAAAGTTAACCAAACGGCATCAGCATTAAGGAAAGCCAACAATGAAGCTCAAACCAAAATTAGCAAGCTCACTGCTGATGTGCAGTCTGGGGTTGTGCGCTTGTCAATCCCCATCTCCTCCAATGCCTTATGTGCCACCGACTCCTCCAGAGCTGCCAACGGAGATTCAACCACAAGAGCCGAACTTGACGCAAAGGCTTCTGCAAATCTTATCTCCATCACAGCCGATGGAGACAAAGCCATCCGATCATTAAACGCTTGTATTGCCAGTTATAACGAAGTCAGACAAACCCTAATGGAGAAAATAGAATGATTAAATTAGCAATTTTTGGTTCAATACTGGCTTTGGCTGGTTGTGCATCAAATGACTATCAGAAATATTCTGAAACACAAGTCACGATTGCCAGATACAAGGCAGAGGCCGACAAAGCCCGCTACCAAGTATTGGCTGAAGTGGTTAAAAAAGGCGATCCAACTGCTTCAGTTGCTGCCATCATGTCTATGCAAATGGGAGGCATGGGTGGTGCTCAAGAGCAGAGAATTGACGCACCTAAAAATGCAAGTGATGATGCTTTCAAGTGGGCTTCTTTGCTCTTGCCAACGGTTGTTCAAGGTTTTGGCATCATGGAAAACGCCAAGGTTGCCACAACACAGTCTAACAACGCTGCTGCAGTTTCAATGAACACCAATGGTACATTTGCTTCTATAGCTAACACAGGATCAAACAATCAGGCTTCTATGGCTGCCAATGCCAATTCAGGATTTGTCAATATTGCTAATAGTGCAACAACTGCTTTGACTAGCGTAGCAAACAGCTCCAACACTTCATTAGCAAACATGGGTAATTCATCAAATACCGCTTTGTCTAATCTTGCTGTTTCATCCAACAATTCTTTGACAAGTATGGCTGCAACCAACAGCACTACTTTGGTTGGTGCTATGGCAAGTCAAGCTAATGCATACAACACGGTTTTGAATATGGATTTATCAACACTGAACAATGCGGTTTCCAAATTGACCACGGCTCCAGTTGTTATCAACAATGGCGTTTTATTGCATTGATATGAATGACAAAATAACAATCATTTTAATGTGCCTGATAGTGGCAGTTCTTTTCATTATTATGGTGCAAGTATGATTTCTGGTGAACAACTCCAAGCACTTGGAATTGGTATTGAGTGGTTAAACCCACTCAATGACACATTTGATCGATGGGGCATTTCAACACTTGAAGAACAGGCGTGTTTCATTGGCCAATTCTCATATGAGTCAAATCACTTTAAAGATTTGAGTGAGAATTTAAACTATCGGCCAGAGACGCTGATGAAATTGTGGCCAAAGCGGTTTCCATCGATGGATGAGGCTTTAAAGTATGCCCATCAGCCAGAAAAAATTGCCAATCACATTTATTCAAATCGGATGGGCAATCGAGATGAGGCATCAGGGGATGGCTGGCGGTTCAGAGGATCAGCAATTTGTCAGTTGACTGGACACGATAATTTTTACCATGCTGGCCAAGCATTGGGCATCGATCTGGTACACAATCCTGACCTGGCACGCACACCCAAATATGCTGCACAAATTGGTGGCTGGTATTGGAAAACGCATAAGTGCAATGAGGCTGCACAGGCCAAAAATTACAACAAACTCACAGAAATCATCAATGGGGGATTATTTGGTGCAGAGCAGCGCATTGCAGTGATGCACCAATGCGAAAGAATCTGTGGAGCCTAATGCTCTTTCAGATATAGATAAACCATCAATCCAATGGTGCTGAAAATAAAGGCAATCAATCCCAGCAAGCCGAGAGCGATTGCCCACATAAAAATATTAAACCAATCAAACATTTTTGATATTGTAATCAGCAGCGTTGATTGAATACTTATACAGTGTCCATTTGCGCTGGTAATTGGCATCTTCACTTGGAGGGATAAAACCGAATCGTTTCCATGTGGTCATTACATCGGTTTTATCAGCTGGTGTGTATTGTTTTATATTTGGGAATTTCATTTTGTTTTATCCAAGTAATCTGCCAAATCTTTGGTGTCCACAAACACTCTGAGTCCATCTTTGTATGTGCGAAAACTCAGCTCATTTTTTGAGCGTTTGTTGTAAATAGTACCAATTGGCACTTTCAGCACTCCAGCCACTTCATCGAGAGTCAAACGAACACCAAATTGATTCAGCAGATATTGATACATATTGGTTTAGAAAGGAATATTAGAATCTTGGAAAGCGGTTTTGGCCACTCCAAAATCATCCACTGCCGAGGCTTTTGACCCTAATGCATCACCTTTCTCGAGCAACTGGATGTTGTTCAGCCAAAATGCTACACCATTGTTTCCAGCTTGGGAATATGCATATGCAGTGACAGATACACGACCCCAGTCACCAGAAACAAAATCATTGGCTGCCAAGATGGGCAGGCCTTCGGCATCGATGACACCAGGCTTTTCATTTGACTTGCATCGAATGAAAAAGCTGCCTTTGTACTGATCAGGCAATGGTGTGCCATCTTGCTTTGTTTCAGTGTCACCATCACGCAAAGGATTGCGCAGATTGGCTGGATATTTTCCATTCCACTTTTTATCAAGTGCAGCTTTCATTGCAGTTTTGAGGACAGCAATGGTTTGTGTGTCACCTTTGGGTATGATGAATTCAGTGGAAAATTCTTCTTTTCCAGACAATTCATTGATCTTGGGACTGGCCCAATTGAGGAAAGAAAAACGGCCTTTGCCAGTTACAAATTTAGACATATTTACTCCAGTTTACAGTTTAAAAAATACCGACACCGAATTGTGTTGGTGGAATCACTATAACATAAATTCTCAAAATTTCCCACAATTTCACAAAATTTAATATATACTGAGGATTCATTAACTGAAAACTGGATCAAAAATGCTTTTCCCCCATCAAGAAATATCAAGAGATTTTCTCTTAAACACCAAGCGAGCCATCCTGGCCGATGAGCCAAGAGTGGGCAAAACATTGCCAACGGCAGCTGCAGCACTTGAGCATTTGCCAGCTCTGATCATTTGCCCAGCCATTGTGAAAAATGTCTGGAAAGCTGCATTTGAAAAACTTGGCTACCATGGAAACGTCACAGTTGTCAATGGCAAAGTAAATGCACAGAATGCAAAAAATGATGGGGTCACCATCATCAATTATGATGTTCTAGGCTCACTCAATGAGCTTGGCCAATATCAAACTCTGGTGCTGGATGAAAGCCACAGAATCAAATCCCCCAAAACCATACGCACCATTGCTGCACTCAAATGGATGAAACGCATTCGCAGAGTTTATGCCCTATCAGGCACACCCATTCCAAACAGACCCATCGAGTTGTGGCCATTGCTGCATGGCCTGGGAGTCTATCGGGGTGGCTGGTATGACTTTGGTTTGCGATATGCCAAATTATGGAATGCACCATGGGGGCTGGATACGTCAGGAGCCAGTAATTTGCCAGAGCTGCGATCCATCATGCAGCCAGTGATTCTCAGACGCACAAAAGCTGATATTTTTACCAATTACCAGCAGCCAATCACTTCACTGATCACATTTGATTTGCCAATTGATAAGCGTGAAAAAGAATTCAACGCTGATGCATTGATCGAACACCCAAATCCTATGCTGGCTTTTGAGGGTTTATCAGAGGTAATGAAAGAGGCTGGAATGCGTAAAGTCAAACCAGCTGCAGAGTTCATCGAGTCCAAGCTGGCCGATGAGCCAGTGATCGTTTTTGCCCATCACAAAGATGTGGTTTATCAATTGGCCACCATTCTTAAAGATCACAAACCATCCATCATCACAGGAGACACACCAGCAGCTGCACGACAAAAACTCATCGAGGACTTTCAAAATGGCACAACAAAACTATTTATTGGCAATTTGGCAGCGTGTCAGGAAGGGATTGACCTATCTGCAGCCGATACAGTTATTTTTGTTGAGGCCACATGGCAAACATCAGCTCTGCAGCAAGCCAGTTCCAGAGTGGAAAATATCAATAAAACTGGGTCAGCTCCACTCATTTATTTGCTCACAATTTCCAATTCATTGGATCACACCATTCTTTCAAAAATCCTCAAAAAACAAAATGTCATTAACCAAATCATTTAATCCTATGGAAAAAATACT